CGATCCGCCAGAGCCACCTGTGCCGCCGCCAGCTGAACCACCTGCACCGCCGCCGCCTGTGTTAGCAGTACCTGATGCGGATGTGCCGCCGTTAGTGTTTTTACCGCTTGCGCCACCGCCAGCGCCGCCAGTTCCAGCTGTGTTGCCATTACCGCTACCACCACCACCACCGCCAGCATAAGTGACTGATGATCCTGTAATTGATGTCGCTACGCCCGCGCCGCCGTTACCTGAAACTGTGCTGGATGTTGCAGCAGCACCTACTGCAGATGCACCGCCACCGCCACCGCAACCAGTTCCGCCAAAGCCACCACCTGCGCCACCTGCTCTACCTTGATTAGCAGTACCAGCGCCGCCTGTGCCTGAGCCTCGACCTGAACCGCCACCGCTGCCGCCTGCTACGCCACTTAGATCATAGATAGAACCGCCACCACCACCTGTTGAAGTGATGGTAGAAAATACTGAGTTAGAACCATTTGCACCTGCAGCTGTAGGCGTAGTTACACCAGCACCACCTGCACCGATTGTTACTGTGTAGTTAGTGCCTAGCAAAAGTGATAACGCGCTTTCTAACGAACCACCACCACCTGTTGCAGTTACAGTTGAACGTAATCCACCTGCACCGCCGCCGCCACCTAGTTCACTTGAACCAGCACCAGCTGCAACGACAAGGTAATCGACTGTAAGGTTGCGTAGATCAACACCAGTTATACCTGCAACGATTGCGCCAATCATTAGGCCACCGCACCAATAATTGTCCAGGCATTAGTGCCAGTCTTAACGCATACTGCAGCCTTATAACGTGCTAAAACAGGTGATGCGCTAGTACCACCCGCGCTTGTAATAGTAGTTGTACCGGGTGTTACCGCATTGATAGTTGTCACACCTGCACCTATCTGCAGCACAGTTATAGCTGTGCCATTTGGGAACGCTAAAGTAGCATCTGTAGGTATTGAGAACGTGTTAGCGGATGCATTGTTCATAGTTACTAGCACCTGGTACTGATCTGTAGATGCTGCTGTATAAGTAGCACCTGTTTGAGCATTAATGGTAAATGCCACTAGCCCGTTAAACATATCTGCGGTTAGTACCTCACCCGTTACTGCTGGGAATCCTGTTGCCATTTATTTCTCCTTAGTATGAAAGTACATTTTGTCCCAAAACTCCATAATTGGCATTACCAATAATAAACCCATCGATCACGGGTTCAAGTGTAGTAAAGGTAGTGCGCCATTTATTCGGAGTAACGCTGTGTGCCACGCCGAAAACTTGCAGGGTTTTTGTAAGGGTAGATGCGCCTGGTTGGTTAGTAGTAATAGTTACCGGGTCAAAGAAATCTAAATCTAAAGCTGCAATTATGCCTGTGTTGTAATTGTCTGTGTATAGGTCTAGCTCGATGGCATCGCATCGAACGCTAGTTTCAGCACGGCTTGCGACATAGGCGCGTGCATAGTCCAGGGCTACTGCATCGGTCTGCATAAGCAAGTCTTGCTGGTTATAGCTATGGGCAAAATACTTTTCGACACTAGCTGCGTTAGTTGCGCTTTGAACGCTGCCATTTGTTCTAGTGATATTAGCCTGGTTAAATACAAGGGTGTCATCTAATCGCCATACGGCATTGGCATAACCAATATCTGTGCCGTTATCGTTAAATACTGTAGGCGTACCTGCGATGCTTGCCGTAGTTACCAAGCGGTCTTGGAACGTCCACGATCCCGATGCATCTACATAAATTGCACCATATTCGCTATTTGTGGCTGTCTGTAAAGCTGCTAGGGCTGTACGGGCTGTACCGGGGTCTGCCTGCAAAGTAGTTAAACCAGCATCAATATCGCGCATAGATGCTGGCCATGAAATAGTGTTAAGGATCTGGTTAATTCTTGTGCCACTTAGATCGCCAGCAGTTGCCCCTGTGACTGTACTGATCTGAGCATTTTGGGCCAAGCGCGTGGCGTCAACCGCCGTTATGACTGTGTACACGACATCATTAGCATTTTTAGGGGTAGTGGTCGTGTAGCTGGTAATAAATCCCGAGAACATGGCATAAGTGCTACCGCCATAAGTAGCGGATATAGATACTTTACGCATAGGCGTTAGGAATCCGTAGTACGGGCTTGCTGGGTTCTGTGGGTTAAAATCGCCGTTCTGATCCACAATACGCAGGGTTAGCGATCCTGTCTGGAATTCATCGGCTGTAGCTGATCGGCCGCGCCTAGTTGAAACGCTATCTACTACATCACTTACATCTACGATCAACGCAGCTGAGTCTGCTAATACGTTAGTGCCTAGTATGCCTTCGCCAATTATGAAAGCTTGAGCAAAGGCTGCACCTGTACCAAAGTTAATAACCGCATTAATTACTGGAACTGTCATTAGCCTGGCAACGTTCCAGCTGGGAATTGACTCAAACCGCGCCGTATATTGTCCAGCATCGCACGATTGATTATGTCTGAAAAATCCTCACCATCGAGTACTGATCCTTCAACCACTACTGTTACGGAATTATCTACAGATCCAGTACCCATGCCTTGCCCTGTGCCGTATCCAGGGCCGCCCATGCCATCATCCCAGATAGGTTGCCCACCAGGGCCGAAAGTAAGTCCACCACCAGGGCCACCACTACCGCCACCGCCATTGTCACCACCCTGTAGTCCAGGATTAGGTAAAGGCTTAGCAAGTAAAGCCAGATAATCTTGTAACGCCTTGTACTTAGCATCGTCTGCTATTTTCTGAGCAGCTGCTATACGTTCAATAATAGTTTTCTGTGTAGTGTAATTCAAAATATCTACTGTGGCCTGAGCCGATGCGGCCTTATCAATGGCAGCACGGCGCATAATGTCCAGTAGTTCTATCTGAGTTTTTTCTGAGTAGAACTTGGCATCGTTCAAACCACCGGATGCAATAATTGCGTTATTGTATTTGGCGTAGGCTTCGGCACGAGCTGCATCTGCTTGCTCTTGCGACATCTTTGTATTTTTAATGCGATCAAGTTCATCAAGTAACAGCTGGTTAATATAACTAAGTTCGGTTTCGCTAATGCCCACAATTCCGTTTAACTTGTTTGTTTGCTGTTCTTTAGTTAATAGTGCTAATTGATCAATATACTTTAAGGCTGTTTCGCCGTTTTCGTTTTCAATCTCTTGCATAGCCAATAGGCGTAAACGTTCATCTTTATCGTAAGTAGATTTAAGCGCAGCTGCTATCTGAATCTTGGTAAGGTCAAAAGTAGATGATGCCTTAGCAAGTGATGCTCTAGCCTTTTCATCCATTAAGGCTTTTTTAGCTGCCGCTGCTTTTAGTTTTAATAATGCTTTTTCTTTAGCCAGTCTTTCACGTTCAAGTTTGGCACGTTCTTGCTCGATCTTAGATAATTGTGTAGCAGATTGATCTAATACAACGCCGGTACTCATCTGGAAATTGCCCAATGGCCCCGTAGGGAATAGTGCTACATCTAACTCTTTAGCAAAATCTTTTACGATCTGTTCATAACCTGGAATTGACTCGACAAAACCTTGCCAGTAACCCCATAGACCCGTACTAGGTTTAATGCCTTTGGCTGTAAACTTAATAAATAGTGCAGCTGCACCAGCAGCCGTATCAATATCTTTAGCTAACTTATCTATATCTGTTTCACCTGTTAGAGATTTAAGCGCATCTAATAGGGCATATCCGATAGTTTCACTAGCTTCACCTGCAGCAGTATTAAGTACATCTAATTGGCCACCATAAGTTTCTAGGGCAGCCTTACCAGAACCTTTAAACTGTTCAGTTAATGCGGCTTGAATTTCGGCAAACGTAGCAGTTTTTAACTCTGCAGCGGTCATTTGTAGATTAAGTTTTTTCAAGCCTTTAGTGTTGCCTAGGTATGCCTGGCTCAAAGTGTTTACAACAGTATTAAAATCAACGCCGCTACCGCTAGATACATCAAAGGCTAAGCCCATAAGTTCTTGGCTCTTAGTAACTGACATTGTTGCCTGAGCCAATTTACTAAATGCCGGGCGTAGTTCATCATCTACAATGCCTGTTTGTTGCTGCATCTGTTTGATAAATGCTTCTACCGGTACTTGAGCATAAGCCAAACCTACGTTTGATAAATTCTGAGCTAGTATCGCTGTTGCTTTAGAGTCTTGTGCTGCAGCCATCGCAGCCGCTTTACCAAACTGAATAAGTTTACGAGCTGCAAACGCGCCTAAAAAGGCTTTCGCTAATTTGTTTGCACCTTTTTCTAATGAACTTGTAGCCTTGCCAGCTGTATCAAACGCTTTTTTACCAGTAAATTCGGCAGCGAGATCAATTCTTACTGATGGATCCATAGCCATTAGTTACGCCCCACAGCCGCGTTAAACTTATCTCTGGCTGACTCAATGGCTTTAATAACAGCTGCGTTAGTCTTGCCGTTATCCTCTGACCATGCTCTGAATATGGCACGGCCAGCCATCTTGCCTTTGCCAGTTAAAGTACCTGGTAAACGTGGACTGAAATTACCGCCTGGATTCTTACGCCCAGCAGTTTCATATATTGCGCCAGACATCGATGCATTGTGAATACGGGCTAACGATGTAAAGCCTTTGCGGTTAGGTCGGCTAGGTGTGGTTTTATAACCTATACCGCCTCTGGCAGCTCGACCATCCCAATACCATCTGCTGTTACTAGAAACTTTACCCCAGCCCGATAGCGGTGCAGTAGATGGGATAAAGCCACGAGCCTTTTTTGTAATAGGTTTAAGCAAGCCAGCCATTTCTTTCTGTGTTTCTTTAGCTAGATCTGGCGTAAATTTCTTTAGGGCTTTACGGAGTTCAATGCCGCCTTTTACTTGTACTGGCATCTTTAAACTCCTTTGCTCTATCTTTCATAGCCTGCAGTAAAGCCTTGAA